CCGCTAGAGGTGCTTTCAGGCCGATCCACAGGTATCTACCTGTATTTACTCATGGCAAGACCTCAGATAACCGCTGATGGCTTGTCAGAGGTATTTTCCGAAGGCCGCGAGGCCATGTCCACATGCCTTCGAGAGCTTAGGAAACTAGGCTTGATTGAAACTAAGAAGACCCACATCAATGGCAGGATTATGACCATCAGCCATGTGGTGGAACCAGATTACTGGACCCCAGAAACCCGTCTTCTATTACAGCACACTCCACTAAATAGCTTATTAAGTACTAATAGCTTATTTAGCAAGAAGCAAACCGAATATATCGGGGGACCCGATGAGACTTACCAAGAGTATGATTTAAAGATTGGAGCAAGCGTGGACGATTTCCCAGCATCTTACGATCCAGAGGACATAGAGAAAGCTCGCCAACGGGCAAGGGAAGCAAAGTACCGCGAAAAGGAAGAAGCCAAGTCTAAGAAGAACGAGATTCGGATGCAAAAGCGTTCAGGTGATCCGGCTAACTGGAGCATCACTGACACTGCGTTTGAGTTTGCAAACCGCATGCACGAGCTGTGGCACGTCAAGCCTTGGGCAGTCACAACTAGTCGGTTCCGTATTGCTTTGGCAAAAGCTCAATCTGAGCACGGTACAAACGGCACCCTTGAGAAGATGATGATTGATCTTTACTTTCAACAGATTAAACACGACACCGCAATTAACGACCCAGAGCATATTTGGAAAAGATTTATTCAACAGTTTGCGGGGTTGAAGATTCAAGCAGAACGTCTTATGGTTACCCCAGAAGATATTGAAACCGAAAAGGTTAAAGCTGAGAAGTCTTGGGATTGGGTAAACGATGTTCGAAGTTGATAAGTTAAAAGTACGTCGCCGTACTTGGGTCAAGATGGCAGGTATTCCACTTGCTAGATTGGGTTGGACATTATCTGACTGCAACGACGTAAAGCCTGATACTTTAAAGAAAATTAAAACTTGGGTGGCTGGCGCTGATCAGGGTTTGTTTATTAGAGCAACAGGTAAATCTTCTTGTGGCAAAGGCCTGATGTTTTATGGTACTCCGGGACAGGGTAAGACAACTCTTGCGCTAGCCACTCTTCAAGAAATTATGACTACGTTTTCTCTAGAGGCATTTGATGTTAAAGATACAAACACTTTAATTAGACCTTGTTACTTTATTACCTACAGCGGTCTTCTAGATCTAAAGGGCTCACAGATTGAGGGTTGGTCAGAAGACCAGGAAGTAATCTACGAAGGTATCATGGGAGAGTGTGCTAATGATGCTTATAACATCAGGGTTTTGATCCTTGACGATGTAGGAAGAGAGCATGCTAGCCTGTCTGGGTGGCAAAAAAATATGCTTCACCACGTGTTAAGAACCCGTTTCAACAACGGATTGCCTACCATTATCACTACGAACATCAAACGTGAGGACTGGGCTGGGCTGTATGGAGATTCGACAGAAAGCTTCGTACATGAAATATTTAGTTACCTACCAATCGAGTCATCACGAGGAGATCTACGTAAATGAAAGAGAACATAGTGCGTACTGATTTAAAGCTAGTGCAGGTGTTCCTGCCTAATACAAGCACGTCTGGCCCTGGAATTTACGAAGTGTCCGTTGGCGACCCGAACGAGTTTTATTGCACATGCCCAGGTTTTTCTAGCCGGATGAAGTGCAAACACATTACCTTTGTTAAGGCTAGGATTGATATTAACAACGGTAATTATCCATTAGAGATTTCAAGCCGTGCTACACCAGAAGATGCAGAGCGAGCAAAAGAATCAAATGAAGATTTTAGAGACTTCATTATAAAGTTTGGTAAGGTTGAGGTTCTATAACTAATGCAAAACGGGGATATCAGCAACGAGCTCCCCAAAAGAATATTAGTTACAGAAGATGTATTCTTAATTGTAGAGCTCACGCCTAAAAAAGTTTTAAAAGTATTTACGGTTTCTAAAGCCAATAAGAAAATACGTAAAGATATATTAAGTTATCTTTATGTGTACACAAGCAGACAAGGTATAACTCTCGAGCTTGTGTCATTTACTATGGACGAAGAAGAGCTAACTTTTTTTGTAGAAGAATTAGATAAGATGGGGACTAACCCATTTAGATATTTTAGTTCCTACAAGTCACAGAAGGATATATTGGAAGAGCTTCCGTATAGACCAGAAGTGATTGGTGTGATAGACATACCTACTCGAACAGCACAATACGGCCACTGGGGATTGGATTTTAATCGCTTATGAATCACGAAGCACAGCTCCTTAGCAAGGTCGTACAAACACGCGATCTAACACCTTTACTTGAAAACAATATTAACGAGGTTTGGTTTGCTGATGCAGCAGACCGAAAGGTAATTAGTTTTCTTCTTTCACACAATGCAAAGTATCGTGAGTGCCCAAGCCTTGAAGTTATTAACGAAAACTTCCCAACTTATTCCCCAATACCAGTTGAAGATTCAATTGAGTATTTAATTGACTGCCTTGTAGATGTCCGTCGTAAACAAAGAATTATCTCAACTTTAGGTTCCGCACTTGAAGTTATAGAAAAAGATCAAGATCATGAGGGCGCACTCCAAGCTATGGAGCGCGGTATTATTAAACTTGAAGAGGACGGTTTAACTAAGTCCAATGACCTTGAAGTTACCCAAGCCGCTAAGTTTGCAAAAGAAGAATACGAGAATCGTAAAAACAATCCAGGGTTATTAGGTTTACCTACAGGGTTTCCAACCATGGACGAGGCTACTTCAGGGCTTCAACCTGGTCAGCTAATTGTTATTATCGCCCCACCTAAAACAGGTAAGTCAACCCTTGCTTTGCAGATTGCACAGAACTGCCACCTAGCTGGCAAGGTTCCTATGTTTTACTCATTTGAGATGAGCAACGACGAACAGAAAAGCCGTTACTACGCTATGAAAGCTAAGATCTCACACAAGCGTTTAATGACCGGTACTTTGACCGATGAAGAGCAAGCTCGTTACTACAAGATTATTGACGGCATCGAGCATATGAGAGATAAGTTTTGGTTTATTGATTCTTCCGGCGGTCAAACGGTTAGTGGTGTAGCCAGCAAGATCCAAAACAAGAACCCAGACATTGTGTTTATTGACGGTACTTATTTGATGATTGATGAGCAGACTGGAGAGTCAAATACTCCACAAGCTCTTACTAACATCACACGTTCATTAAAGCGTTTGGCTCAGAAGATTAATAAGCCGGTAGTTATCTCTACCCAAGTCCTTAATTGGAAGATGAAGAAGGGCCAAGTTACAGCCGATGCTATTGGTTACTCATCTTCATTTCATCAAGATGCTGATGTTATTTTTGGTTTACAGCGTGAGGACGAGCTAGTAGACGATACCCGTTTGCTCCGTGTTGTAGCTGCACGTAACGCTGGTCTTTCGGAAGTCTCGCTAGTGTGGGATTGGAACAACGGACTATTTAGAGAGTTAGGTGTCGAAGATCTATGACAGTAGAGGAGATGACAGATACGTTATCTCGCCTCGGGATTGAAGCGGTTAACACAAGGGGCGACGAGATCCAAGGGTATTGCCCAGCACATGCAGAGAGAACTGGCAAAGAAGATCGCAACCCATCATGGTGGATTAACTCAGACACCGGACAACACATTTGTTTTTCTTGTGGTTTCAAGGGTGGTCTCTACACTTTAATTAGTTACGTAGAACAGATTGAGTTTGATAAAGCTCGTGAATGGCTTGGATCAACGGGAAGTTTAATGTCTAGGTTTACTAGACTACTTGAAGAGAAGAAGCCGGTTCTTGAAGAAACGCTAGTTGTAACTGAGTCTATGCTTTACGCATTTGTTGACCCACCAGAAGAAGCTTTGGCGGTTCGCGGTTTAACTTTAAACGCCGCAAGGGCTTATGAGCTTATGTGGGACGCTAGAAAAAAGAATTGGATTATGCCTATTAGAGATCCGCTTACCGAGAAGCTTTTAGGGTGGCAGGAGAAAGGTTACGACCGCAGGCATTTTAATAACCAACCGGCTAAGGTAAAGAAGAGCACAGCTTTATTTGGTTATAAGCAATACGTTGGTGGTCAAATGGTTGTTGTTGAGTCCCCTCTTGATGTAGTACGTCTTGCTTCGGTGGGAGTTTTTGGTGGAGTAGCGACATATGGGGCTTTGGTTTCTATGGCGCAGTTTAATTTATTGCGGGGGGCAGACCGTTTAATTATTGCTTTAGACAATGACCAAGCCGGTCAAGCGGCATCCCTTACCTTGCTTGACCTATGCAAAGAGATGGGCAAAGAAGCTTGGTTTTTTAACTACTCACACACAGACATGAAAGATGTTGGCGGTATGAGCAAGGTTGAGATAGAGTCTGGTCTAGAGACAGCAAAACATATAGTGAGAGGGAAAGTATGATTATTGGACTTTCGGGCTACGCCCAATCAGGAAAGAATACTGTTGCAGATATTTTGGTAGATTATCACGGGTTTACTCAACTTGCTTTTGCAGATGCTATTCGTGAATTTGTTTACAGGATCAACCCTATGGTTGCTTGTAGCCCTACTGGTTACTTGCAGGACCTTGTAAACCTTAAGGGTTGGGATGAAGCTAAACAAGAACCACAAGTTCGCCGTTTGCTACAGGACACAGGAGCGGCTGGCCGTGACATGATTGATGAGTACCTGTGGGTTGCTCTTACCCTGTCACAGATTAAAGACCTACAGGATGGCCGTTACGTTATTACAGATGTCAGGTTCCCTAATGAAGCAGCAGCCCTTTCTTCACAAGGTGGGCAGATCTGGCGCATCGAACGTCCAGGAGTAGATGCTGTTAATGACCACATCTCCGAAACAGCTTTAGATGCTTGGATATTTGATGAAACTATCCTTAATGATGGAACGATTGAGGATTTAAAGAAAAAGATCAGCGTTGACCTTTAAAGGAACTTTACTCCCCTACCAGCCTGAAGCTGTAGACCGAATGGTCGAACGCC